ATACGCTTTTCTTCCACATTGAGCTGCGGCCAATAGCGTGCTTCCGCTTCCTGCTACAGGATCGATAACAACGTCGTTTTTATCGGTGAAAATCTCTATCAGTCTGCGAAGTAGCGGCACAGGCTTCTGTGTAGGATGAATCTTAGGCGTATCGTTGTCTACCGCCCAGTCAAAACAATTGAAAATCATCCTTCCATCATTGTTGAATTTAGGCAGCTTCTCCCGGTACAACAAGAGACCGTATTCACAATTCCCAACTACTTTCATATTTGCTTTCAATACTTGCGCCGAGAAATTCTTCCGGAAAACGAGCGGGATATATTTCATAAGCCCGTATTTCCTAGCTAATTCGATAAACATGAATTGTTGCTCGTACTCACAGAACAATATCATGCAGGGAGAACAACCTTGCTTTTTAGGTTCTTTCATTAACATGTCGCTACAAAAATGCATAAACTCGGCCGGTCTAAACTCGTTTTCTGAATTGAAGAATTTCTTTCCCGCAAGCTCACTTTCTCCATTTTTGTTGTCTCCATCCTTGTGCTATTATAAGCTGTGCCTTTGGTATTTGATATGTTTTAAAATTCTGGAAAGAATCCCTGAATAATTCTACATCTTTCATTATTGATAGTTTTTTATTTATCCCGCCCTGTCGAAAGCCTTCTCAAAGACCTCCGGCCTTAGCAAGGCGTTGCTTATCGCCGTGAACGCCTTCACGATCCCGGGCTGCTCATTTAAGTTTATTCTCACGTCCTTTCCAGTGACCTCGCTTGATAACCGGTCACTTAGGAACTCTACCCTGCCCAAATCTAGATAGGACAGGGGATTGTACGCCAAGGGGACGATCCCCCGCATCCTTTCGCCGAAATCGTATATCGTGATCCTAGA